CAATAATAGCCATTTTCCATTGTGTGAACGATTCCGAACGGGTCTCCACCGCTTAGAATCTCTTGCGCAACAAGCCCATAATGTATGCCCTCTTCATCCTTTAACTTGTACGACACCGGGCGCAAGGAAAGAATATACTCTAAAGCATTGTCGATTGGTTTAATATCCTTTTTTACACGCCTGTCACTCCATGCTATGCCTCTGTCATTCGAGAAAATATCGTAACAGCTTAAACGCCCGCCAATATAAGCATCCCTACATTGTCCGCAATTTGCGTAAACCGTAGATCCACACACAACATCATCACAGGCAAACCACCCGAAATAGGTTTTTTCCGTTACTTCAATTTTGCAGTTACTAAAATCTATATAACATCCGGTAATGTCCTTATCCGTCGTTATATCTAGGCGATTTCGCACATTTACAACCGTCCCACCAAGCCCGCAGGCATCTATTGTATTCCCCCTTAAAAAGCTTGTTCCGCCCTCATTAACTATCTGAAAACTCCCGAAATTGCCACTCTCTGCAGTAATTTTCCCCGTAAGGCTTAGATTCCCGGCATTATCCAGCTTAAAGTTCTTTGAATCGACCTCTAGCCCCGTACCGCTTATGCTTATCTTTTCAGTAGATAGGCTTATTCTGTTTAGCAAATCGTCTTCTTTCACATATAAATCTAGCGCCCTGCTCGTCTGCTCGATTGCCGCTCTTGTCTTTTCTTCGTGGTCTTCCATAGCAAGAGTAAAGCCGTCCATAGAGTGCACAAGCTGAACGGCTTTCTCTTCGTTTTGGTAAAACTTCTGATATTCAGACGGGACTATATTGTCACCGTCCACATTTTCAGAAAGAAAGCGGATTTTCTTATTAAGTTCCGTAAGGTACAGCTTTACCTTCTCAAGGTTCTTTATTTCCCCTATAGCGATTTTTGGAACAGTAAATACGCTCATCGCTCGCTTCCTTTCCCGATAGTCTTACTCATGCCGTACAAGATGAATTTCCCATGCCCTGAAAGTTTATACTGATATCTCTCGCAACGCTTTAGCTTCACAGGGATAAGATAGGTATTCCGCTTGTCCGCTGTAATAGACGCTTCTCTTCTCCACGTCGCTTCATTGTCATAGCGAACGTACACGGTGCATTCTGCGTCCGGCTCTAATTCAATGTTAAACTGAAGAGACCGCACCTTCTTCTTGTCAAGCGTTCCTTCTTCCAAATACACGGACTCAAGAAACCATTCCGTATTGTCATCGTCTTGTATGTCGTCTGCCCTTGTGTCTCTTGTATAAATAGGGTACTTGCCATTTACAGGCTTTTCATAAGTGGAATTAAGATTCCCAAAGCAATTTACAAGGCTGTATATCTTTCCTTCTATGTCCGCTTCTTTTATCCACAACTGATTTTTAAGGTCAAACACATACATAGATCCTTGATTGTCGTTTCTCAAATAAACGTAATACTTTCCCCTCCACTGCCCCGCAATGGCATGATTCCACTTAACTTTCAGCTTATCCGATACCGATTCGGGCATTCCCCCTTGATATATCATCACTGCGTCACGGCTTACATACATGACCGCTTCATTCACATGGCAAAGAGAAGCACTACACCCTTCCATTACTCCCCTCGCTTCTACGGTATCAAGGCTGAAGTTTGAAGGCTTCGTGCCGTAAATCGTATGAATGTAGTTTTCTTTAAAGAACACAACATACCCTTGTTGGCTGATAACGCCCGTAAAATCTCCGTCACTCCCGACAGAAACCGCATAACTGTCTGCCGCCGTGCCTTGGAAGCTGTTCCAATTGGTCGGGTCTCCAAGCTTACACGCATAGATTTCATGATTCTTACTAGAGCACCCCCACAAGCGATTGTTAAACTCACAAACATAGTCCATATCGGGAACAGCACGAACAATCTTTACTCCGCTTTCTTCCGTGATACTTCTTAGAGACGCACCGTTTTCATCTACTGCGGAAATGACAATAAAATCATCCCCTATCTCCTTTATTGCTTTAGTGGCATTCAGTGTCTCCGTGTACTGCGTAAAACCCGAAAGCGTGACAACATCATCCCGTTTGAAATTCTTTCCGATGCTCTTCCCTTGAATCTTTACAAAGCTTGAACCTTCCGAAACAGGCGCAATGCTGATTTGCCCTTCCTGCGTGTATGACGATTCCATGTCGGTTAGTTCTTTCGTCTTAGTGTTGAATACCTGCTTATCAGGGAAAATGCAGATATATGCGCCCATTCCGACTAGAACCCTGTCTAATTCCACGGTCTTTTTTAATGCTATTCTTTTTTTGCCATAGATAAGCGCATTCTTCCCGAACATATACAAGGAATTCTTATAAAATATTTGTACAGGCTCTTCTGATTCAGTAAAAGGCAAATTCGGTTCACGCAAAGTAAGGGACGGGAATAGCCTTGACGATATGTTTTTCATATCTAAAAACTCATTATCCGCCCCGACACTTGACTGATTCAGTCCCCCGAACACGCCGATACTCTGCTTCGCTTTCCCTAGTGGATTCATTTGCTTAAAATTCATCAGATTAACCCCCTCGGCTTCCTCTCGTTATGAATAAGGTATCTGTTCATATAACTAAGCCATGCCTCTTTTTCTGCTTGGTACGCCTGCACGTCGTTAGCGTAGCTTTCTATTTCGTCCTCCAAGAAATCAATCTTTGCTTTAAGGTATGCGATATAGATACCGCTAAAACGGCTGTCTAGGAGAACTACGCTGTCCATATCCTGCGCCGTGTAAGGAACAAGAACGGGAATCCCCCTATCCACGCTTATAATCTTCTTTTCTCCGTTTTCATCTTTCTCTTCCATTACCCGCATGCCTTCGTTCTGCGCTTCTCCGTCTCTCGTCCTGCTTTCTAAGGGATTCCCGATATAATACGGGTCTGTCCCCATGATGGTCACGGTGCTTTCTGTTCTGCCCTCTCTAACGGCACTTCCCTTTAGTTCGTCCTTCTCTTTATGGAGATATGCCCTTGCATGAATCGGCTTGATATGTGTTTCCATTCCCCTCTGAAAAGCTATATAGTTATCGAATATCTCCGCTTCCACTTCGTTTAAAAACTGTAATTTAAGACTCTCGCTTGTGGCGTTCGGTCTTGCGTCATCAACGAGAGAAAGAATCTCCCCTACTGTTATTTTCATTATCTCCGCTCCTTCCTTTTTCTTGTATTGTCCTTTATACTCTGTATATTTTCCCAAGCAAAAAGAGGGGATAGCCCCCTCTCCTTGACTTATTAGTTTGCACAGACTCTAAAACATACAGGAATAGCTGGTCTTAGTTTTAACTTGTCCTCTTGGCTTGTACCTGCAGGAAGTTCTCCAAAGGTGTCTTTTATTGTTCTTTTTCTAGCGATTAGTGTTTTATCAATTACTGCGATAAAGTCCGGTCTTGAGGAACTTGTTAGGTACAGGTCTGCTTTCATTACGTCTTTAACCCTTTTTATTTTTTCAAAAAACTCTAATTGTTTCGGTGACGAAAAACCAAACTCCATTCCGTCTATTTGACCAAATGGAAAAGGAACACCCGCTACATCGCCGTAGTCTAACGTCCATATTTTAAGCATCTTCGGAGTTGTATTTGAAAACGGGGTTCGGTTTACTTCTGCTATAATGCCTCTCTCTAGCATTTCTTTTAGCATTGGGATTCGTTCGTCGCTCTTTACCTTGTTTTCTATTAATTTGTTTATTTTGTCTATACTTGCCGTTCCAAAAGCATCTAGTTCTGTTTTTGACATAATGATTCTATCGGGATAGTCAAAACTGATAAAGTCTATACTATTCTTTTCTAAGTCCTTGTCTATATCCATAACATAGAAGCGCATTTTTTCTGTGCCGGGTATTGTCGTAGGAATATCTATATAGTCAAAGATTTTGATTCTTCCATACTTTCCTTCTCTTAGTCTGTTCCTCAACGTATTTATTACATTAGTAACTATTTGCCCTTCCATCTCTCCCACTCTAGAATTGATACTTTTCCCACCTACATATTGCTCTTCCTCAAACCTTTTATAGCAATTGTCTAGTCTTTGGAATACATTAGTTCTTATTGCAGCAAAAACCGAATATAAAGCATCTGTTGTAGCTAGTTTTCCTTTTGGAATATTGATTGCACCATAGCTTTTTTGGAAGTCATCCAAGAGTTTATAGTAATTTACTTCATCATTTGTGACCTTTTCTCCGTCTATCTTCCCTTTTACGATGCTTTCCACAATCGGCGTAACAGCGCCATTAAGCCCGCTTTTATCAAGGAATCTTTCCTTTGCTCCCTCTGCCACTCCGCTAAGTGCATTAGAAAGCGTTTCCCCGTCAACTAGAGAATTTTTCCCGATGTTTTCAAACGTGCTGGATGCCCCGCTAACAAGCGTCTTTGTAAGTGCCTTGTAATCCTTCTGCGGAACTTCCTTTTTCTTTAATTCAGACCCTACGACGGCAATAGCTTCTGCTTCCGTGATTCCGCTCTTTATCTTTCCTACAGCGGTATCAACGTAGCTATGCATTTCATCGGATGTAACGCCTGCAACCTTCCCGCCTTCCTGTGCCTTCTTCAAAGCTTCAAGAGTCTTTGTCTCGGATTCCTTCGCCTTCTCTGCCGATACCCCCGCTTCCATTTTGTAGCCTTCCGCTTGCTGGCTTGCCCTTTCTGCCATATTTGCAGAGGATGTAGCATTCATGACTTGATTTTGGATATTACTCTCTGCGCTTTGAATTCTTGACTCTGTTTCGTTCTTTAATGCCTGCACTTCGCCCTTGATTGTATTTGCTTCGTTCTTTAAGGCTAACACTTCGCCCTTAATCGCATTTGCTCCATTCTTTGCCGATACAGCTTCATTCTTTGCGTTTACTGCATCTGCCTTAGCTGTATTCGCTTCGTTCTTTAAAGCCGTAACCGCTTCTTTGATTTTCGTGCCTTCTGTAATGGTGCTGTTCTTAGATGCCTCTGCGGCGTTTGCGTGTTGCTGTGCTGTATTCTTTGCAGAAACAGCCTCGTTCTTCATGGTTGTAATTTCCTGCTTGTCTGCTGAGACACTATCTTTATACCCTTTTGCCTCAGCGGAAACCGCCTTAATTTTCTCCTCTTCCGCAATGATATTTGCAAGAGAAGTATTTCTCTTTCCTTCTGCTTCTTCTCTCTTCTCCTCTGCGCTAACTCTTTTCTTCTCTGCTTCTACTCTTGCCGCCTCTCCTTCTCCAACCTTGGCAAACTTCTTTTCTAGCTGTTCCAGCTCGGAAAGAGTATTTGAGGGAATTTCTGTATTCCCTAACGATTTTTCAATATATACAGCCCCGGGATAAGACTTCCAGCGACAAGATCCTGTCTCGTCGAATGCATCAAGTTGTAAGAAAGCCGTTCCCGCATTTCTTAATGTTACAGACGAAATCAGCCATCTAAGAATGATGGCATTATCCGTTACCACCTTTTCTAGGTCGCTTCGGTCAATTTCCCGAACTCCTGCATAGCGGATATTCAACTTAAACAAGAGATTTGCAAGGTCTACCCCGTCTCCCGATACTCTGTCGATGTGAAACTCTCTTACTGTAGAATCCGCTTCCCCTACTGCGCCTATGCTCTGTTCCTCTGCAGGAATGAACAAGGTTTTACTTCTTACTTTAATCATAGACTCCCCTTTCATGGTAAATAAAAAGGAGCGATGGTTTGCCCACCGCCCCAAAAACGACCCTTACTCTTTATAAGCCATTGCGTCGGAATACCTTACAGCGTCTGTTTCCTGCTGAATGGCATTCCTTACTACCTCGGCAACCTCGGCGGGGATTTCTACCTCTTTTCCTCTTTCGATATTCATAGACCGCCCGTTTACACATACATATAAAGGACGCTTATGCGTATCGTCATAGGGAAGGAATACCTTCTCCGTCTTTGCCGCTTCAATCTTTACTGCTTCCGTATTTACTGCTTCCGTATTTACTGCTTCTGTCTTAGCCATATATACCCCCTTTAGTTAGCTTCATTTAGTTAGCTTCATGCTCGTTATAGAAGGATCCAGTCTCAATACGAACCATGTACTGGTTTGTAAGGATTGCTACAGCTTTAAGAGCCTTCCAACCTACCGTTGCTCTTTGATTTAACGGGTCAGACGCACCGGAAGAACCTAACTGCTTAACGATAGTCTCCAGTCCCTCGCCCTCTAACGCTGTCACTGCAAAAGCATCTTTTCCAAGAATCAAGGAAGAGTACACATCAATGGATCCTGCTCCTGCATTAATCCACTTCTTCGCTTCGGAAGTCTCGTAGAACTCTACGCCCGACAATTCGAAAAGGTAGCCGTTCTTGAAAGTGGAATTATCCGTATAACGGAACAAATCCTTGTAATCGGGATTCTGCTGCAAGTCAAAGGCTACATCCTGCGAAATGATACCGATATACTTTCCGTTAATTCTAGGAGTATTTCTCTTCTTCAGCGTTCTTACCGCCATTGCGATAGCCTTCGGTGTCAAGGTCATTGCTGCGGTCAGCGCTGTACGAGAAGAAACCTGTCCTTCTGCGTACTGAACATTTGTTCCCGCATTTACTACTTCTCTTGTAACTGTATCAAGCGTTCTTCCTGCTTGGTCGCCTAACTTATCCTGCGCTTCCAAAACATGATTGTCAATTGCGGTCATTTCGAGAAGGTCGGAAAGTGCTACATAGTCTCCGTACTGCTTAAGTGCAGTTGTTACGGTGAACATATCAAGCTTCTTTCCTGTCGGTGTCTGTCCCTCGGTTAAAGGATTCAGTGCCTTTGCAAGCGGTTCAAATCCTCTAAACTCCATAGTCTTACCGTGGTTCTTCGGAATGTTTACCTTCTTACCGAACTGGTCATGAATAAGGGACGGACCAACCAAGCGAATAAGGTTCTGATCGTAGAACACCTTATTGTTGGAAGGAGTCAAATTATTGCCTGCTGTATTGCTTGTGGTAAGGTTTAACGGTGTAGGATCCGGGAACTGTAAAACCTCTAAAAACAACCCCTTTACTCTCTTTAATAAATTTTCCATAATCTCCTCTTTTCTGTAGCTAGAGGATAACTCTTTCCCCCCCTGCTACTCTCTTAATAATGTCTTCAATCTCTTTGTTACTCATCTTCCCTAGGTCGCTACCAACCGGGGATAAGGCGGCCTTTCCTGTGGCGGATTCTTTCACGTCACCTTGACCTACCTTGATTTGTCTTGCTGTGTCCATTGCGGTTTGCTTCTTTACCGCTTGCGCTGTCTTATCCATAATCTCGTGCATATGGATAGCTTCATACGCCTGTAGCATTGTCCACCCTTGCGATAGCAGAGTTGTAAAGCGTTCCCCTGTCTCTTCGTTTAGCATTTCCTCCTGCTCGTCAAAGTCAGGGTAGATTGCTTTTACTTCGGGAACTTGCGCGTCCCACATCGCATACATTTCCTGCCGTCTCGCTTCTTCCTGCATGGCTCTTTGCTCTCCAAGGAGCGCGCGATTCTTCGCTTCCATCTCCTGCATTCTGCGATAGGCGTCTACTGTCATGCCTGCTTGGCTTGCAGCTTCAGTGAAAAGGTCTGATTTACCTTGCAAGTAAGTAAAAAGGGCATTGGCGTCTCCGTCCTGCGGTGCGTCCGGGAATGCGCTTCGTACTAGGTTGGACAGATTGTCGAGCGCTTGGCTTCTCTCTCTCAAGCCCTCGTAGTCTTTAAAGCGTCTAGTAATTTGGCTCTGAATTGCCTTGTCATACTGCGCCTTTAAGTCTGCATCCTCTTTCAAGAGTGCCTTAAGGTCTTTCTTCGGAATCGGTGCTTCTTCGGGGATGTCTTTCTTCTCTTCCTCTTTCGCTACTTCTTCCGTGCCTTCTGCCTGCGCCTGTGCTTCTCCTTCTCCGTCTCCGTCAAACTGCAAAGGGTGTAAATACAATTTTTCCATTTCTTTTCCTTTCTGCTCAATCTCGGTGAGTGTGCCGTTATCTTAGGTCTTTCCCTAGCGTCTATACTCTTGTTTTAGCAAACATCTATTCTTTATTCACACGCAATAAGAATACTTTTTTCAAATTGCTGTTTAACTATCTCTAAGCCCCCCATGCAGAGGGTAAAGTAGGACTTTATCTTTTCTCTTTCTTCCGGTACGAACGCTTGCAAATCTACTAGGAGAGAAAACTCCCCGTGACTTGCCATGTAGTCAACCCCGCTTCTTCCCTTCTTCTCCGATAGGTCTAGAACAGAAAGCGCCAAAGCCTGCGTAAGGATGGAAACCTTACTACAGGCGTATGCTGTGCCCTCTTCCTCTCTCTGTGCGTGTCCGCTTGCGGATAGCTTTATTTCCTGCGGGCTTTCCTTATATCGAATCTCTATCATACGCTTGCCCTCTCTCTCGCTTCTTCTCGTGCCTTGTCA